CCCGTGGACAAAGCAGAAGAAATCTTGGAAGTGGCTGGGTCATTCCAGCCAAACCAGAATCAGTACACCAGCCGTAGCAACTCCGTGAAGGGGGCGGCTGTGGTACTGGCTATGGACTTGAAGGAACTCATTGAGCGTCTGAACTGCCCTACCCCATCCAAGATTCTCAACGACTTGGCTGAGGCTAGGAACAGGCTGAAGGCTATGGAACAGGCTGGCGATGTCCTAGCCCGTACTGCCACCAAGGAAGCCATCAAGGAATGGGTACGAGCCAAGTCCCTATGACCCTCCTAGAAGCCTATCGCATCGCCCTCATCGAAGGGCTGACCGCCAAGCAAGCGGGTGCTAAGTTCAACATGAACCACCAGAGCATCGCCAAGTGCAAGACCAGATACAACTTGCCTACCCTCAAGAACGAGTGGGATGCTGGCTACGAAGAGCAGTTAGGGAAATTCAACGACACGCAACTCCTTAGTTACTACGATGTCTTGAGCCTCCCTAAGAACGCTAGGTCTGTCCGTGAACTCTCCGTATGCAAACAACTCCTACAGAAGCGTAGGCTATGTCCGAAGTAAACGATTATGCAAAGCAGTTACTCAGTCGTAGACCTAGAGGAAGAGTCAAAGGCTCGCACCGAGGAGGTAGCGTACTGGCTGGAAAACTGCCAACGGCTTGGGAGGTTTCTAGAGCCGCCGAAGAGTTATCTCGCAACAAAGCACGATGGGCTATCCTTCTTGCTAAACCTCTGAACAAATGGAAACCCCAACAGTAGTATTCTACGAACACAGTTTTGATGACACCATCATCCAAAGTCTGTCAAAGAATGTTCTCAACCTAGGCAACGAATGCCGTGCCTTGGCTGATGAGAACGCCCGACTCAAGGCAGAGAACGAGATGCTCAAGGGCAGGGTTAACTACTGGAAGATTGAGGCGGAGTGCGACCACGGACGCTGGTTGCGGACGCTGGAAGACCTTGAACATCTTCGTAATTTAAAATGATTCACGAATTCCGTAACCCTATCCCAGTCAGTACCGACATCGGCTATGGCTGGCTGATGTATGTACGGGATGGTGGGACTTGGTCTAACGATATCTTTGCTATCGTGCTAGAGCAAGACGGCATCATCCGTCATATGCGTACCGACCAGTTCAAGGTACTCCAGAACCCAACCTTCGACATCAAAAACTAATGTGGATTCGTAGTATCGAAGCAATCACAAGAAGGCTTGATGCGTTAGAAGCCAAGTTTGATAAACTAATTGAAATTCAAGAGCGTCCCTACGAGGCTGAACGCCAACGCCTTGAGGCACAAAAGCGTGAAATCGTTCGCAGGACTATCACGGACTTGATTGACCCTAAGCACTACGACAGCGTAAAAAATAAACCCGATGTTCAATAACGACAACAGGTTTGATATCGACCTCCAGTACGGACAGCAGGGTGAACGCTGGCTTATGTGGCTAGGCACAGACCAAGCCAAGGTTGAGGTCAAGACAGAGCGTGACAAATGGTTTACTACTCGCAACGCCATTTTTGAGTTTCGCTCACGGGGTAAGCCTTCTGGATTTGCTGTGACTCAAGCCGATTACTGGATGCACAATTTCTTTCTCAAGGGAAGATGCAAGCACTCTATTACATTTGACATTGAAGACCTCAGAGATTTCCTTCGACTTGTATACCGCAATCCTTATAACTACGGAGCAAGGATTTGCACAGGCGGGGATGACCACACATCTGACTTGATTGTAGTCCCGATGTCTCAACTATATAAAGCCTCTCTCCCTTATGTCTAAACTAATTAAGTTCGTAGCCGTGGGAGATAACCACGGAGACCACATCGATGAGGATGTTGCCAAGCAATTTTACAAGTTCCTAAAATGGTTCGACCCAGACGAGGTCATCCACCTAGGCGATAACTTTGATTTCCGTTCTATCCGCAGGGGTGCAGGACGCAAGGAAGAAGATGAATCTCTGGTCGCTGATGTCAAGGCTGGCAAGGAATTTATCACCCGTGTCCAGCCCACCATTTTCTTAAACGGAAACCATGACGATAGACTAGACCAGATTATCAATGGCTCTACGCACGGCATGATGGTAGACTACTGCCACGACCTCAAGACTGACATCCGTAACCACCTCAAGAAGAACGGGTGCAAGAAGATTTACGACTACCACGCAGAGCAAGGCGTACACAGGCTGGGCAAGGTTGCCTTCGTACACGGCTATACCTGTGGTGTCCGTGCCGTGGAGGAACACGCAATCCATTACGCAGAGCCTCAAGGGGCTGTCATCATGGGTCACTTGCATTCTATTCAGCAAGTCAACGCTCGCAAGCACATGGGTGCTGTGGGCTTCTCTGGTGGTTGCCTATGCCACAAGTCTCCCGACTACGCTAAGAATCGCCTAGCCACCAGCAAGTGGGGGTCGGGCTGGACTTATGGGTTCACACAGGGCAACGACTGGAAGGTCTGGCAAGCCCACCGAGTCGGTAAAGAATTTATCTATTCTGTAAAAGGACTATGAACCAATACCCTAACATGAAAGACCTCACGCCACCCGAACACTACAGGGAGATGGACAGACAGGCTAGATACTACCGCAAGGAACGGCTTGTAGTAAATGTATTGCTGTGGGTTGCTTGGTTCGTCACAGTAGTTACGGCACTCAAACTTATTTTCACTCGATGAAAAACAAAGACCTACAAGCGTTGGAAAGACTGTTCGGCAAGGCTGTACCAGACAAGCCTGAGAAGGGTTTTTACACACGCAGGGAACTTCAGAAGATGTGGAACACCTCTGAGCCTATCATCTCCCGAAAGATTAGTAAGGCTCTGAAAGAGAATCTGCTTGAAGTCCGTATGTATAGGGCGAAGTCTGGAATGGTAACCCGCCCTATCCCCCACTACCGCATCAAAAAATGAAGACTGATAACGAGAAACTGGAAGAATTCCTTGCCGACATAGACGATGGCATTGTCATCGCTGACGGCCTTGCTCACGCCTTTATCGGTCTGACCAACACCCCAGATGGCGTAGTCGCTGTTTACTCCACGGAGCGTATCATCTCTAACCTAATGGAGAACGATGCTATGGACTTTGAAACTGCTGAGGAGTATATGCACTTCAACATCATCGGTGCGGATGTTGGTCAGCGGACTCCTGTCTTTGTTGATGTAATCCCAGAAGAGTTCTGGAAATGAAGTTCGGAGACTATATCGGAAGCAAGATTGAAGACGGACTATTCAGACAAGACTGGGTGTTCTTTTCGTTTGTCTTCTTTATTAGCATTCTCTTGGGTGTTCTTATTGGACTTGTCCTTGTAGATAGCGATAGCGATTCCTATCACCGACACACCTACCGACACAGCCACAACCCAAGTGAACCAAGTGGAATCGAATATCCAAGCGGAAGCCATAGCCAGCATACCCCCAGCCATAACAATGCCAGCGGACTTCTTGAAGGGTGTAAATGCAAGTGCCAGCAAGCCAGCGGTAAATAATCCTAAGCCAGCGGTGCTGAACTTCCATAGCACCTTCTGTTTAAACTCAGCGTCAGCCCTAGTGTGAGCCTCCGCTAGTTCGTAATCCTTCTGCTCTACCATCTGGTACAGGGCTGTGGTCTCAGCGTCCACCTTGGATGCCTCTTTCTTATCCTTCTCTACGGCCTTGGAGTCGTTTTGTTTGATGATGCGGGTGTACTCCTCGACCTTGGCAACAGACGGCTTGGCAACCCCAGAGAGGCGGGTTACTTGGGCTTCGACAAGTCCTCGTACATTGCCTTTATCGAGGTTAGGAACGACAGCAGTAAGGGCAGAAGCGGAATCAGAGACGATATCTTCGACCCTAGTGATGTATTCGTCTTTCTTCGGGTTTTTCGTTTCAACGGGAACAGGGGGTAGGGGTTTAGGTGCGGTACTGCATCCGCACAGGAGCAGGGCTAGGGCTAGGAATCTCATTTAGTTTCCTTGATAAACTTAGACTTAATCCACTCAAAGATATCTGGGGCTAACGCTCCAGAGGAAGAGTAGATGATGCCTTTGTAGATAGGGTCTATGGGGGCGAAGTTGATTCCGAAGTACACCAGCGTACCAACGATAGCACCAGCCAGAGCCTTGCGTATCCAGCGTATCCAAGCGAAGCGTTCCTCCGTGATTATAAGCCTAGCGATAGCACCCAACGCACCTAGGACTGCCACTATCCAACCGCCCTTCTTGAACTCCTCGGCGGTCTCTATGATGGTTGGGTCTACGGGACTCATTGCTTAGGCTCGTCCCTTTGGACTCTCCGCTTGGCTTGCTCTAGGTCGTTGTAGATGCCGACAAGAGCCTTGTAGGGATTGTACACCTTGAACTTATCGCCCTGCACCATGATGACATAGCCGACAGCGTTCTTGACCACAGAGCCAAGAGAGGTGCGTTCAGACTTCCAGTCACGCCAGCCTTCTGCGGGCATAAATGTGCCACGCATCGTGGGGATGTGCTTCTGACCAGTAGAAACCTTGAACCCAGCCTCAGATTCTGGAAGAGGGGAAACCTCTCCAGCAGTAATTCTGTTCTTAAACGCATCCTTTGCTGGCATAGGCTTAGAAAGCAAGTCTAGTTGAACAGGTTGACCTCCCTTTTCTGGGGCAACAGAGTACTTATAGGAAGGATGGAATCCAGCCTCTGGTTCGTGTACGGGGCTTCTGAACACAAGATAGCCGTAGACCTCTCCGACCTTGGCGTGGCGTGTGAGAGGGTCAGACACAGCCTCATACATAGGCTCTAGCACAGCCTTGATAAACTGATTAGCATTAGTGACACCTTGAGAGGAAAATCCTTCAACAAGAGGTTCTAACTTTGTGAGGTCAGACTGAAGGTACTTCCATAGAGAAGCGTGACCATCGGTCTTTGTCATGCTTTCTACAGCCTTTCTTCTTCCGTCAATAGTGTATCTACCTTCGTGTTTAGAACTCTTAACAAGGATGTCTTCAACAATGGTATCAAGCGGTCTCTTGATGTCACCGATGTCACCAAGCCCCTTCTTGAGAATCTGCTTGGTCTGAGATTCGGTAAGCACTCCGTTATCCGTGAAGTTCTGAAGGTTTCTCAAGAACACTTCTAGGCCGATGTGCGTACCTTTCATCTTAGCGTTATCGCCCTTGATGAGACCGACAGAAGACCACCATCCCTTGCCGTCAGCGGCATTCTTGTCTCCGTTGTCGTTGACCTGTTTGCCAAGACCAGCCTTAACGCCAGCCCAACCTTCAGTCGGGTACTCGACAGGATATCTAACGCCACCCCTAGGATTGACAGTAAATCTACCAATCTTGACAGGCTCAACCCCAGCGTTGTCGGGAGAGTGCATCACGACAGCCGTGCCACGATGTTGTTCTGGGTTGATGTTGTCTATTGTTATGTAGTTCTGCTTTCTGTCCTTGGCTTGCTTCATGCCTTCTTCTAAGGCACGACGGCTGTTTTCATTGCCAGATATTGTATCTAAGATAAAGTTTCTATTTACCTCATTGACAGGTGCGTTGACACCCTCCGCTGGCATATAATGCCTTTCGGGGAATATCTTGCTCCAAGAGTGAACCCAAGGTTCGTAGCCTTCCATTGTCTCATAAGAGCCATCTTGCTTTTGTATATCAACTAGAGGCTTCTTGAGTTTGTCAAAATTTTCCTTTGTAGGAGGGAAGTACTTCCCCCTGTCTGCATCAATCAACTTAGAC